GCTAGAGAATGGAGATTAGATGATGGCATTGATTCTAAAATGCCTATTGGAAATCCTAACTATAATACTCAAAGTATGACAATTAAAGAAATCATGGCTAAACAAATGCTTGAGGATCTTAAATTAAATGACACTTTCTGTGTATTTTCTTATGCAACTTAAGGAGAATAATTATGGCATTATCTGAACTTGTAGGAAATAAATTTTGGGACAATTCAGATCCTAAAGGTGAAAGTAGAAGTTATATCTTAAAAACAGATAAAAGAAATGAATTCTTTAATGAGTTTTCTAAATGGTCAGCTAAATATTGCACAAAAAATACTAAATGGCAATGTCAACATCTTGGCCTATTTGGAACTGCTTGTGGAATAAAATTAACAATGAAAACAGGTAATATTAAGAAAGATACTGGTCTTTCATTTACTACTTTAGTTAAGAAATTTGGAGAAGAGAATAATATTCCTGTATATGTATCAGGTTATAAAGTATTTAGTAATAAATATTCAATGGTTGATGAAGAAGAGACAATGTCTAGCTATCACAACAGTTATTCAACTCGTATAATTGATGCATATCAAGAAGTATATGGAAAGCCTATGTATGTCAAACAAGATCCAATAGGTTTATTTTCAGATTTTTTAAGTCCATATAAAAATTATGAATATGTATCAGTATTTAATTATAATTATGTAGGTTATCTTTTCTATAAAGTTGATTATTTTAAAAGAGCTATTAAAGAAACAGGACTAGATTTTGATGTAATTAAGGAAAAAGAAGATGAAATATATATACAAGTAGATGACTATGATTTACTTAGACAATTTGAATTAAAGATAAAGCAACTAAAAGATGCAGATAAGAGAGGTTGAGTCATAGACTCAGCCTTTTCTTATTTACAAATCAAATACTTTGTAATATTATATAATTATAACTATATTTATTTGTACAGGAGGTAAAGATTATGAAGATTGTAGAATCATACAACACAGATGAGAGCTTCTTATATGATAAGACTTATCTTTTTATTAAGGGTTATGCAACAGCACTGAATCTCAATTATACATTGAAGGCTTTGCCTCTTGCTAGAAAGTTTCATAATGGACAATATAGAAAAGGTGAAGTTATAATTGATGGTAAGTCATATAAATTACCTTATGTTCTTCATGTACTAAAGGTTTGTTCAACAATTATATCATTACATCTTCCTTTAGAAGAAAGAGACCTAGATATATTGTTAGCCTCAGCATTGTTACATGATAGTTTAGAAGATTGTAAAGAGTATTTTCCTACTGGAGATACAGATCTTATGACTATTTATGGTTTTCCTAAGGAAGTATATCAAATAGTTACTTCAGTAAGTAAAAGATCTGGTGCAACAGAACCAGAATTAGATGAATATTTTAATAAGATAAAGAAGAATAGATTAGCTTTAGTAATCAAATTAGCAGATAGATCTCATAATGTGGAAGATTTGTATGTAATGAAGCCTGAAAAGATTATTAAGTATATTCATGAAACCAAGGATTATCTCTATCCTTTAGCCACTTATGGAAAAGCAAATTACCCAGAGTTAAGCAATGGTCTTACAATTCTTAAGAATAAGATTAGATCATTGACAGAGCAGGCAGAATGTTTCTATAATATGTACAATGAAGTAATCAAGGAAAAGGATGCTGAGATTGAAAAGCTCAAGAAAGAAATCTCAGCTTTAAAGAAAAAGGCTAAAGAGTAAAAAAGCTATTTACAATTACTCATTATTAAGTAAAATATATATAATAACTTAAATAAGGTGAGACATGTTTACAGTATTAAGTATTATTTCTGCAGTTGTAATATTTGTTGGTCTAGTAATGGTTTTGCTAGATATTAAAAATATAATTAGTGAAATAGGCACAGGACTCTTTATATTTGGGCTCTGTGCTTTTATGTTTTTTATGATTGCTGGTGCAATCTATAAAGTTCCTTTAATAACCACAACAAATTATTATGCTTCAGAATGTAATTTAGATGAAATGGCAGAACAGTATAATGCTAAAGTAGTTTATGTAAATAGAGATGAAAAGATAGTACATAAATATAGTAAAAAAGATAATATAGATGAGTGGATCTACTATAAATATAAACAACCAGAGGTAGAAACCACAGAAACTTCTAAAACAATAGAGAAAGTAGAACAAGGATATGGCTAATAAATTTAATGTTGGAGATAAATATTATAGGATAATAAAACACAAGCCTTATGTTGAATTTAAGGTTGATAAGACAAGAGGCTGGACAGGTTGTAATCTAGTCTTAGTTGAATATAAAATCACAAAGGAATGTGATCATTATTATGAAGGTGTTTCAGATATTGGCTTAGACAAGGTAGTCAAAATACCTATCATGCCAACAAGAGTAATTGATTATATGATTTGTGAAGATTGTGTTGATTATGATACTAATTCAATGAATGATGGGGATCTTTATAATTGTGTAGATAATCTTATCTTTACTGATAGAGACAAGGCAGTAGAGGTATTTAATAGAGTTCTTAAATATAAAATAGGTACATTAGAAGATTTTAAGAATGAACATGGTATAAATTGTAATTATCCATTTTGAGGTAGAATATGAGTAGTTATACAGCAAATATTTATTGTGAAAAATGTGGAAGACTTTTAACAACGGTTCACGCTGAGCATGAGGCAAAAGAAGGTTGGTTTGTTCCACAAGACATTATGAGTAGAGATTACAAAATAGATAGCATATTTTGTCAAAAATGTTTGAATGGAGAAAAAGCATGACAGTTAATGAATTATTTGAAGAGTGTAAGAAGCAGATAGAAGCTGGGCATGGTGAAAAGCAAGTATGGATCTCAAGTGATGATGAGGGTAATTCATTTCATCAGCTTTTATATGATTTTACTCCATTAACTGAGGACAATAAAGAAAACTTTGAAACCTACTATGGAGAATATTTAGATAAAGATAATGATATTATCTTAGGCTAAAATCTATTTACAAAAGTTTAGTTTTTAGGTTATAATTGAAATGAATACTTATTACATATATAAAATACAAAATAATATCAATGGCATGATATATATTGGTCAACATATATATCATAAAAATGAAGCTTTGTATAAATATATGGGAAAAGGTGTTTTAATTAAAGAAGCAATAAAAACTTATAAGAAAGAAAATTTTACTAAAGAGATACTTGAATTCATAGAAGATGATGAGAAAAGAGAAAAAGTATCAAAAAGAGAACAATATTGGATAAATAAATATAATTCTTTATATCCAAATGGTTATAATTTAGATGAAGGTGGGATTGGTGGCTGTTCACAAGAAACTGCTAAAAAAGTAATAGAAACTAGAAAGAAAAATAATACTTTAAAGCATTCTGAAGAAACTAAACAGAAAATAAGTAATTCAAATAGAGGAAAAGAAAAATCAGAAATACATAAACAGCATCTAAAAGATAATCATAAATCAAGAAAAGAATATACAATAATTTTTGAAGATGGTCATTCAGAAACACTTATTACAAATCTAAAGAGTATATGTGAAAAATATAATGTTACCTCAAACAAATTATTATCATATTCTATAAAACATAAATTTTTAAATGGAATTTATCTAAAAGATATAACAAATGATATGTATGTGAGATTTACAGATATGAAAGAGACATATTGTAAAGACCCCATAAAAGGAGATATTTGTAAGTTTAGTACATTACATTCTAGAAAATATAGAAACTTAGAGTTATATAAAGAAGTTAATTTAAAAAATTGTATAATAAAGGAGAATTAAACATGAAGTTACAGCCAATTATTAATAGTTTATTGGAAAGTGATTTGTATAAGTTTTCTATGGGCCAGGCAATTCACAATCAGTTTAGTGACTATATGACCACATGGTCTTTTAAGTGTAGAAATCAGGATGTTAAGTTTACACCTGAAATGGTAGAGGAAATTAAGGAACAGCTTCAGCATTATTGTACACTTAGATTCCAGGAAGATGAGCTTGAGTATCTTGCTAATATTCCTTGGTTTAAGGCTGGCTATATTGACTTCCTTAGAATTTGGCAGCCTAGATATGAAGATTTTGAAATTGGAACAGATGCTGAATGTGGATTAACAATTGAAACAAAGGGATCTTGGCTTAATACATCTATGTATGAAATTCCTACATTGGCTATTGTCAATGAGGTATATTTTAGAATGGCATATGATTATAATGAACTCTTTGCAAGCTTTAAGAAGAGACTTGAAGAGAAGTATGAAAAGCTCCATAGCTCTACATGGCACCTTGGAGTATTTTCTGAGTTTGGTTTGAGAAGAAGACTCTCTGCTGAGGCTCAGGAACTTGCAGTAAAGACACTTGCACATCTTAATGATACAATGCATTGTTCTAGCAAGTTTATTGGTACATCTAATGTATATCTTGCAAAGAAGTATGGTCTTACTCCTGTAGGTACAATGGCACATGAATGGATCATGTGTGTTGGTCAGGGTGATCATTCTCACAATGCTGCATATTCTAACAAGTTTGCTCTTGAGGCATGGGTTAAGGAATATAAGATTAAGAATGGTATTGCACTCACAGATACAATTACAACAGATTGCTTCCTTAAGGATTTTGATGAGGAGTTTGCAACATTGTTCAGTGGTGTAAGACATGACTCTGGTGACCCTATTGAATGGGGTGAGAAGATGATTGCTCATTATGAGAAGCTTGGAATTGATCCTAAGACAAAGACACTTCTCTTCTCTGATAGCCTTAATTTTGAGAAGGCAGATAAGATTTGGACACACTTCCATGATAGAGCAAAGGTAGCATTTGGTATTGGTACATACATTGCAAATGATACTGATGTACCTGCTCTCAACATTGTAATGAAGACTACAAGATGCAATGGTTGGGATGTTGCTAAGGTTTCTGACACACCTGGCAAGGGAATGTGTAAGAACCCTGGATATGTAGATTATCTCCAGAGAACAATTAAGTGGAGAATGGAAAATGATAAGTAATTCTTACTAAAACATAAAAACAAAGGGTCTGCCTAAAAAGCAGACCTTTTTTATTTTAATATGTTATTTACAAGTTCTCTATTTAATGTTATAATAAAACTATCAATAAATAAGGAGAACTATCATGAGAGCTATCTTAGTTATTTATATTGGAATTACAATTCTTAATTTTCTTTTCCTCATGTTTAGCCCTGTACCTGTAGAGACAAAAGATGACAAGGGTAATATTCAGTGGACAAAAGCTACTAAAACACAATTTAGAAAACCTATTTCTACTTTAATTTTGTCAGCTATTCCTATAATTAGTGTATTTATTACAGCTTCTTATCTTTATGCTATCTCACATATAGATAAAATTAATGAATATAACAGAAAGGTCTAAAATATGTTTGAAATTAAATTCAAAAAACTTACTAATAAAGAACTTGCAGATAGATATAGTAGAGTTAAGCCACTTAAGAGAACTGAAGATGGCAAACTGATGTGGATTGAGTCATTCAGTGATATTAAAAGACTGAGAGATACTGCCTTTCTTTGGGATCCTACATATGTAAGAGAAGTTAAGGATGATGAACTTGTTGCTTACAAGGGAGATGAGTTTGTTGCATTCTCACCTTATGCATACTATGGCTTTTTTAAGCCTACACTTGAGGAAGTGTTAAGTCAGATTGATCCAATGAAGTTAGCTTCAAATAGATTAGATCCTATTGTTGCATTTGAAATTGTAGATGCACCTGAATGTTGGGCTGATTTTCATAAGACAGAATTACATTCTGTAATTTTTAATGCTGGCTATCATATTTTTAGGGTAAAGCTTTACACTAGATCTAAAAACTTTAATGGTTATCCTGAAGGAGTTTAATTATGGAACTTAGACCTTGTCCATTTTGTAAAAGTAAGAAAGTAAAGATTCAAACTAACTGGAGTGAGTATAATTACACTGCAAAAGCAACTGGAAGATGTAATGCTTGTCATGCAAGAGGTCCATTATTTACAATGAGAATAAATAAACCTAAGGATAAAGAAATAATTTTAAAAGAACTTACTGAGAAGGCTATTAAAGCTTGGAATGGTGAAGAATAATGATTATCAAGAATTGTCCTTTTTGTGGATCAGCTAAGACTAAGATAGACTCTAAGTCAAAAAGTGACTATAAAGGCACATATGAAACATTCTCAGTAAGATGCAATGTTTGTCATGGTAGAGGTGGAACAGTTAGTGGTTGGACCTATTCATACAATAAAGATCCTAAATTAACAGTAATTGACTCTAAAGAACTTGAAAACAGAGCAATTGAATTATGGAATAAAAGGAGTTAAAAATGAAACCTGATCCTTGTCCTTTTTGTGGTTGTACAGATATTAGATATTCTATAAAGACCACAACTATTTCATACAAGAGAGCATATCATGTTACTGCATATTGTAATAGATGTCATTGTTATGGTCCTAGAACTCTAGTAAAAATAGATAATGAAGAAGATTTTAATAGATATGACATAGAACATGACAAGAAGCTTGAAGAAGCTGCTTATGAAGCTTGGAATAGAAGAATTTATTAATGGAACACTGGTACTTATATAAAAGATTTGAATATAGTTATTTTACTCCAGAAGAGTTAAAGAATTGTTCTTCAATTGAAGAACCTTATGGAGGTATTATAACATATCCAGTTAATGCTTATGAAGTTAAACCAGGTAGATATTTATTAGTTGTTAATGAAGAAAAACTTTTAAATCCAACTATTAATAATAAGATAAGAAAAATATTAGTTAGATCAATAAAATATACTAAACCAATATTTATAAATGAAAGTGATTTAGAAAAACTGATAGATGATACTATAATAGTATTTAAAAAGAGTTGTGATGATTTAGCTAATAGTATTCTTTGTAGAGCAGTAGATAAAAAATAAAATTATGGAACACTGGCATTATTACATACATTATGAAAAGAAAGAGTTTACTCCTGAGGAGATAGATAAGCTTAAAATATCTCCTAGAGGGGCTATTGTTCATTTGTATGTAAAGGCTTTTCTTGTTAGAGAAGATACATATCTTATCACTATTGATGAAGAAAGAATAAAATCTATACCATCAAAGAAAGCAGATCTTAGAAAGGTATTGCTTAGATTTGCTAAGAAATGTAAGCCTTTTTTCATTAATAAAGATGAATTAGAAAAATTATATGATACTAATAAAGTAATCATGAGGTATGATGAGAGCATGATTGCTGCAAATATATTAGGCTTAGTATGATGAACTATAATAAAACAAAATATTATTTCTATGCTAGACATAGAGTTAAAGACATCATAATTAAGTATGAGGTTACTGTCTATTTACTTAAGTCTGAAAAAGATTATAATAAATATATGATAGATTTTACTCAAGAAGATGCTTTTCAAGATATGGAACCATTATATTTTAATAATAAAGGTTTATATAATACAATGAAAATCACTACATTGGGAGGTCTTACTGCAATATTATCTATACATGAAGTAGACAGAGAGGTAGTTAAGTTGTTGTAATATGGGAAAGTTTTATTTAATATGTGGAATTAGTGGTGGAGGTAAGTCCATCTTAGCTGAAAGAATAATGGAGAAAAATCCAGGCCTTATTGAATTTGATCCTGATAATTATTATAGGCTTGTCAATGGAGATGAGTGTATTCATGAAAACTTCTTTCCTGTTTGGATGACAATGTGGCAAGATATTCATGATGCTGAAGTTGCTGGAAAAGATGTACTCATTAATTCTAATGCTCTTACATTTGCTCAAAGAAATCAGTTCATTGAATGGTTTCCTACATTTGAACATCATATGATTTGGGTTATTTCTCCAAAAGAAAAATGTATTGAAGGAAATGAAAAGAGACGTAGGCATGTTCCTATGAATAAGCTTATGGCTCAGTGGGAAAGAATGGAATTTCCTAATGCTAGTGAGGCAGGTTGGGATTCTATTACTCATCTAACAAATTTTTGGAATGATGATTATATTATCTTTAAGCTTAAAGGTGATATTGAAAAACTCTTAAAGATATGAACAAGAATAGACTAAAGTATTTACAAAATGATAGAGACCCTGATATAATATCAGTAATAACAATACAATCAAAGACTGATACTAGTTGTTTTGTTACATACAAGCATAAAGATGAAAAAATTACTGAAAAGTGTTTTCATTCTGAAAAGTATATTCCTCAGAAAGTAAAGGATTTTATGAATAGTGCAACAACTATAGCAAAATCAAAATTACATAGTGGAGATATTTCTACAGAATATAAGGGAGGAAAATCAAAATGAGGATAAGGAATAGAAATTCAATTACTGAAGTTGCGTATTTTGGTTTTACAAAAGATAATCATGCTAAATATATAAGTTTATTTGAAAATCAGTTCAATTCAGATATTACTTTTTCAGATGAACAAAAAGCAGAAATTTTGGGTATGTTAACAAGTAATGGATATGTTGATTTAACAAAGTATGGAGTAAATTTTAAATGATTAGTGAGAACAAGTTACATCACCTCCTTGGAGTTGCTAGAAAGGCATATCAGTTAGCAAAGGATCTTGGCTATAGTGAAGAATTTGCTAAGGATATGTTTGTGCTTGGTTGGAACCATGATATTGCTTATGAATTTGATGATATTCATCATCAGTCTCTTGGAGCTGAGATGATGGCTCATTTTGGTATAGAAAATGAATATACATATGAAATTAGTAGACATGGTATTCCTCAGCAAGATGAAGATGTTGGAACTATTTTCTTAATTCTTAATTGTGCTGACCTTACAGTAAGCCCTGAAGGTAAGCCTGTAACTATTGATGAAAGAATTGAAGATATTAAGAATAAGATTGGTGAAGATCATGAGTGGTTTATTGCACTGAGAGACACTGGTCTTCTTGTAAAAAGAAAGTTTAAGGAACTTTATAACATGGATGTATAAAGGAGTTTGATATGCTGGGTATTTGTGGACCTGTAGCTGCAGTAATCATATTTGTGGCTATCTTTATTTTTACTAGATTTTAGTTTACTATTATAAATCAATTGGTATATAATAAAATAAGAAGGAGGTAATTAACATGACTGATGCTGAATGGGAAGAGTTTAAAGAAGAAATTAAACATTATGAATATTTTGATGAGCATGATGTTGAAATACTTAGGCAATCAGAGGAATTACTTGCTTCTTATAGAACAGGTCCTGAAGGAATGCTTGAATTTAAAGATGATGCAGAGTTTGTTGATGTCATGAAGAAACTTGCTACAATTAGTGGTCAAACATGTACTCCAATTATTAAAAATGGAGAGTTTACCACTTTGTTTCATGTAGGAGGAAATGATGGGATTTAATACATACATAGGTAGTATAAGAAAAGATATGTTAGCTTTTCTTGATACTCTTAATTTTGATGATATTTTAGAAAAAGAGCCAACTCTTATTGTTCACTGGGAACAGATCAATTATCAAATCAATGTTCATATTGAATATAATCTTGATGGCTCAGCTAATAATATAGATATTTGTCCTTATACAAGAGTAAGTACTATTGAAGGTCTTATTCTTCCTGATAGTCTTGGTCATGTTATTGAAATGATCTCAGGCTCAATACTTGATGGATTTGATGAGTATATTAGAAAGAAGCCATATAAGATAGAAAGACTTAATAATGAAATGTGGAAGGTAAGTAAATTATGAGAGTATTATATGATTTAAACCATGCAGGAAGACAAATATCAGAAATAGGTGATGTTTTTTATCATGATAATAAGATTTACTTATACAATGATAATGAAAATATTAGATGTGTCTCAGAACGTGAAGTATCACAAGAAGAGTTTGATAAAATAAGTGTAGACTTACTTTTAAAAGGTTTTTGTACCTTTTTAGCATATAACATTAGATTTAATGAAATTTAAGGAGTAAATATTATGAAGAAACTTTTAGTAATTGTAGACATGCAGAATGATTTTGTAGATGGTGCTCTTGCAAATCCAGATGCAAAGAAGATTATAAAGAAGATTAAGAAGTATGCAGAATCTTTTGATGGAGACATTGTTTTCACAAGAGATACACATACTAAGAATTATATGGAGACTCAGGAAGGTAAGAACCTACCTATACCTCACTGCATTAGAGGAACTGAGGGTTGGCAGATTGTAGATGAACTTAAGGATATTCCTGCTAAGTATTGTTTTAATAAGCCTACTTTTGGATCTATGGATCTTGCAAAGATGATTAAGAGAGAATATGCTGATGCTGAGATCTATTTCTGTGGAACATGTACAGGAATTTGTGTAATCAGCAATGCAATGCTTGCAAAGGCAAATGCTCCTGAAGCTAAGATCAATGTTCTTGGTAAGCTTTGTGCTTGTGTTACACCTGAATCTCACCAGACAGCACTTGAGGCAATGAAGATGTGCCAGATTAAGGTAATCTAATATGTTGGAAATATGTGAAGAATGTAAGTATATAGATACTTGTGAAGAAAAGAAGAAGCATCCTGAGATGGTTGCCTGTACAGAATTTGGTGGCCTTGATAAAGATGGTAATTTAATAGAGGACTAATATGATAGGTATAATTTTTGACAGTTTTGCTCCATTTTGTAAAGATCAACAGTCAATTATCAATAAATCACTTGAATGTGATCAAGTTATTATTGCTGTTTGTGGATCAGATGAAGATAAATATAAAAACTTTATCCCATTTAAGAAAAGAGTCTCTTTAATGAAAAAGAGATATGAAAATAATCCTAAATTTATTGTTGTTGCAATTGATGAAACAAAAAATAATCTTGAAACTGACATATTTACTAAAGCAAAGATAAATCCTAATTGTGGTGTTACTTTTGTTTGGTACTTGACAGAAAAGAAATATATTAAGAAACTGTCAAAGATTTATACTTCACATCATAGTTTTCTTTATATAGAATCAAAAACTGATTTTGGATCTAAAATAAGGAAGAATTTTAGAGCTTATAAAGATAAGATTGATCCTATTTTTTATGAATATTTAGACAAGAAATTTAAGTTACCTAAAGAAGCAGCTAAAAAAGAAAGAAAGCATCATACTTATATAAATGAATGGTGTGGTGTAGTAGATGATGTTTTTGATACTCTATTAGATGCATATCAGCAAAAGGATTGGAAAATGTCTTGGGATGAGTTTTTAACTGCAGCTCAAGAAGAAATAGATGATTTCTTTGACAATACAGAAAGAAATTTGGATGATTAAGGATAATTTATATGAAACCTATAGATACTTATAAAATTGGTGATGAAATTTATTTTGATTATATGATGCCATTTACTGGAATTGTAGAAGAAACTGGTAATTTATATAAGTTTGTTAAAATTGGTGATAAGTGTATTATTAGAGTTAAGCCATATTTAAAAATGTCAGTAGCAAAATCAAATCCTGTAGTCACATTTTATTCAGTTAAAGGCATGAGTGAAGATTTTGACAATGTAGATTTAGGTAAAGTTTATGATAATCATACTGTATATTTACTAGAAAAAGATCTTAATAAAGTAAAAGAAATTTTTAAACAGTATTATCAAGCTAAAATAGAAGAATATAATGAAAAAATTAATGGTCTAAAGCAAAAACAAGAAGAGCTTGATGCTATGACAGAGCTTATTAAGTAATGGAGAAATTATATGTTTAAGAAAGTATCATTTACAGGTATTGATAATAAAACTAATATTAAAAGATTATTAGAAATTGCTGAGAAATATCCAAATACTGAATTTGGTTTCTTAATTTCTGAAGCAAATACTAATAAGAATGTCAATAACAGATACCCAAATTTAGTTTTATTACAGCAACTTAAGAATAAGAATATAAATCTTGCTTTACATGTATGTGGAAAGCTTGCTAGAGAAGTTGCAAAGACAGGATCATTAGAGAGTGTAAAAGCTTTCATGGGTTCTTATTTTGATATGTTTCAGAGAATTCAGTTAAATCTTGTTGGTAATACAGTTACTATTCCAATTAAAGATACTTATGGAAAGCAAGTTATTATTCAAACAAATCTTGATGAGCCTAAGTCAAAGGCAAATTATGAGTTGTATGAACAGACTAATACAGAAAATATAGTTTACTTATCAGATAAGTCTGGTGGACATGGTGAAGTAACTGATTTTGATTTCTTTGATAAGTATCAAGGTTTTGCAGGTGGTCTTAATCCAGAAAATATTCTTAATAGAAAAGCTGATATTGATATGTTAGTTGACTATGACTATTGGCTTGATATGGAATCTGGTGTAAGAACAAATGACTGGTTTGATCTTGATAAAGTAGAAGACATCTGTAAAAAATTATTTTAATTCTACAAAAATTGTTTACTAAGGTACCTATATATTGATATAATATATAAAAGTACTTTTAGGAGAATAATATGCATATTGGAATAGTTTTTGGTTGTTTTATACCTTTGCATGAAGGTCATTTAAAAATTATTGATATAGCCAAAAAACAAAACAATAAGATAATCCTTGCTCTGTGTGGATCTGATGATGATAGGGGCAAGGATTTTATTCCATTTTCTGAAAGATATACTTTGCTCACAGAGAAATACTGTGATGATGATAGAGTCCAGATAGTTGTCATTGATGATAAGAAATTAGGTCTTACTGGTAAATTTGATTTGCCTTCTTGGAAAAAGTGGTGTGATGAGTTATTTGCTCAGGCCAATATAAATCCTAGAGATGGCCTCAATGAATTTACTTGGTATATGGGAGAAGAGTCTTATGCTCAGAAACTTAAAGTTCTTTATAGAGAACATCATGATTTTGTAGTTATTAATAGAAATGCTATTAATATTTCTGGCACTGAAATTAGAAATAATTTGGAAGCTTATAAAGATTATGTAGATCCTATTTTCTATAAGTACTTGTATGAACATGGTTTTGTTAATCTTAATCAGATGACTGTATCAATGGCTTATGAAGTTGCTAAAGAATTAATGTATAGTGATAAATTAACTTATGAGGAGAAAGAGGCCTTAAGAATACTTATTAGTCTTTCTAATAATTCAGGCCCTATGGGATAAATTATGGAAATAAAAGAAACCAATGGTGATTATTACACAATAACTAATACTCAATATTATATGTCTTTGACTCCAAAGATAACATACAAGATGACTTGTTATCTTGCCTATGAAAATGGTAGTCCTGTTTTGGATAAATATGGTAATAGAATAGAGACTGAGATAGTTTTTGTGCCTGAGAATTCTAGTGGTAAAGTTGACATTATTCTTAATGTTAATAAAGAGTATGTAAAGCCTAGAACAGCATACAAGCTTATGTCCAATATTGAATTAGTCAGTACAACTGAGGAAATAATGAAAACAGGTTTTGGTATTCCAACTCCAGTTATGAATGGTATAGGAATTGGAATATTTGTTGCTATTATTATAGCTATAGTTGGAACAATTCTTTATAGTAGAAAGAAGCCCACTAAAGAACCTGAAGAAGAGATAATTGAAGTACCTTATGATGATATTGATTTTTTAGGATAAGAATATGAAAAACAAAAGAACATATTATTTAGCATATCTAGAAATTAACCAGGATGGTGATTTCTATATAGAACATTATAAGGATCTTGACTATGACCATGTATTGTTTGAGAATTTTGATGAAGCTGTAGAGACAGTTAAGCAGCATCTCAAACTTGCTATTGACACAATTAGTTCTTCTAGAGATATTTCTGGCATGAAAGAATTTATGACAGAAGTATATAATGATACAGAATGGGATTTGTTAGATGGAGATGAGGAATGTCCATTATTTATAGATGAAGAATATGGAAACTGGGGAATTAGATATTATATCAAAAAGGTAAGATTTTTGTGAGGATTGCTTATGATACTAATTGATATGAAAATGCCTCATAGTTGCAGTGATTGTCCATTAACTTATGATAGTTTTGATGGCTCTACTGTTTGTGCATTACATCCTGGTGCTTACATTGACTGGGATAAGCGTCCAGACTATTGTCCTTTACATAATCTTAGAAAAGATACTAAAGAAACAAAAGAAGAATCTAAAGAGGAATCTAAGGAAATAGATGAAACAACTTTAAAAGAATATGCTGAGTTTTTAGAAAAAACAGCAAATGAACTTAAATCATATCTTGATGCAGATCTTGATCTTATGTTTCATGATAATGATACAGCTACTATGATACCGCGTCCGTGGACAATTAAACCAACAGGATTAGATGATGACTTTCCTGATGTAACATTTTAAAGGAGTAAGATATTATGACAGAATATTTAGATATAGCAGAAGTACAGAAAATGGATAGATACAAAGACTTTACTATTCTTGAAAAGCCAATGTCATTAAATGCTTGGCTAAAAGATGCTAAATATACTATTGTCCAAGTACATTCAATTATTAAAACAGGTGAATCAATTTTAGGTTTTTGTGGTGTTTTTAGCTGGGAAAACAATATATTATCTCCAATTGATGGTGACACTTATGATTCAAAGATGATGGTTTATGGTTTTAAGAAGTTTACAACAAAAAATATTGAGAATGGTTTAGATATTCTTGTAAAGGACTGGTGATATAAATGGTTTTATTTGACACAACTAAAGAAATAAATAATGTTGTTCAGTGGATTAGAGAATGGTTCTATAATAATGGACCTCAGGCCAATGCAGTAATTGGTATTTCTGGTGGTAAGGACTCTACTATTATTACAGCTCTGCTAGTAAAGGCATTAGGTAAAGATAGAGTTATTGGTGTAATGATGCCAAATGGAGTTCAGCCTGATATTTCTGATAGTGAGAAAGTAATTGAGCTTCTTGGTATTAAAGGTTATGAAGTAAATATTTATGACCAGTATAATGCAGAAGTAAGTGCATTAAGAGAAGCAGGTATTGAACCTACAAAAGATACATTAATCAATATTGGTCCTAGACTTAGAATGACAACTCTTTATGCAGTAGCTCAGGCACTTCCTAATGGTGGTAGAGTATGTAATACATGTAATAAGTCTGAAGACTATATTGGTTATTCCACAAAATATGGTGATGCTGCAGGTGACTTTAGCCCTTGTGCAGATTTTACTGTAACTGAAATGTTACAGATTGGTGATGCATTAGGATTGCCTTATGATCTTGTACATAAGACACCTTCTGATGGTCTTTGTGGAAAGACTGATGAGGATAATCTTGGCTTTACCTATGCAGAACTTGATAAGTATATTGAAACAGGCTTTATTAAGGATCCTGACAAAAAAGCAATAATTGACAGAAAGCATAGACTTAACTTACATAAACTTAAGACAATTCCTACATATAGAAAGGAATGATAATATGACAAAAAAAGATTTTATGTGGAATGATCTTAAGACTAAGATTAAGAAATCATTAGCTGAATATAATGCTGAGGCTAGTTCTTTTAGTCATACTGATCTTGATTTAATTCTTAAGTGGATGGATGAAATTGAACAGAAGTATAAGGAATAAAATTATGGCTAAAATCAGATTAGTTAAAGCAGAACCTATATTTGATGAATTTGAAAATAGTATCATGTGTGAAAGAAAGTTTCCTGAAGCAATAAAAAGATTCTATATACTTTCACCACTATTTACAGCAGATGAAAGAGAAAAATTAGCTAGAGAGATGTTTGAATGTGATCCAAATGGTTGTGATTATTGCAATGATTTGTATACAAGACTTAGATGTGCAAGAATAATAAAAGAATTAAAAGAAAAATATAAAGATAAAATGGTTGATGACAGACACTTTCCTAAAAGATATTGGATTGACTGTTCAAAACATCATAGATTAGTAAATAAATGGATAAAAGAAGAGAATTATCATCTTTTTGCCTATGTAGATGAATATTGGAGATAACATTATGTATGATTATGATGATTTCTATGATGAGCCAACAGAATTTGAGGCATTGATATATGAACTTAAAGAATCTCTTATGAAAGAGGTAAAAGAAGAATATCAAGCTGAGATGGAAAGGCTTAGAAAAGAAAATAAAGAGTTAGCAGATATAAAAGCTAATTGGGAACAGAAAATTCATGAATTAGAATCTGCAGAGAGTAGAGCTGAGTATGCAATAAGACAAGCAGAAGAATGTGCTAAAAGAGCTAGACTAAAAGACTTGATTGCTCCACTTATTAAAAAAGCTTGGGGTATTAATAGTAAATATGAATATATGTGGCCTAAATGTGATAAATGTGATGAAAGAGGCTATATTCATTTTACAAGTCCTAGTGGAAAAGACTATACAGAACAATGTTCTTGTAGAAAACAGATAAGATATTGTAAGCCAGTTGAGGCTGAAATTGTTGAAATTGATAATTTAAGAGAAAATAATGGAATAAGAGTTTTCTTTAGATTTGAGGCTCATGAGGGTGATTACGGTTTACGTAACACAACTGATATATATCAAGGACAGGATTTTTCAGAAATAGATAGATATGATAATATAGTTTTCTTAGATGAAGATGATTGTAAAAAATTCTGTGAATATTTAAATGAACAGGAAAGAAAGGAAAAAGGACTATGACAGATAAAGAAAAGTTTATGAAACTTTTTGATGAAATTGGTATTAAGTACGAAGTAAATGGAGATACTATATATATTGATAATTTTGAATGTGATGGCTCAGAAGAATTTGGTATTTCTTTTTGGGATGGAGAAGATTTTCCTGAGGGAAGTTATCATGAATTTTGGGTAGTACCTGAGCAACATAAAAAGTAAGGAGATAATAGTATGATTGATTTTAATGAATTAAAAAATTACCAGAGAAAATTACAACAGGAATATAAGGATAAGGTTTCGTTACCTTTTCTTAAATTTCATAAGAAAATGTTAAAGAAATGTGATAAGTGGCTTGATAAAGTATTTGAATCACCTGTAATAGAAGAAAACATACTAGCTGCAGCAATGGAAGCAATTAAAAAGGAACCATTTGCTAACCATTCATATAATGTACCTGTTAATTTTGACATAATTGTAGACTTAGATTGTGATGGTTCAGTTGAAGTTGTTGTAGGTGATAACATAATTGATACATTAGATATGGAATTTGATGATGATGCTTTTGATAAGTCTTTACATGAGCTTTATACTAGAGTAAATGAAGATGAAGATCTATTAGAAGATTATCAGAATTTGTTTAGAAAAAAGCTAGAAGCATATCTTAATACTCTCAATACCACTTATAATAAAAACCATAAAGAAGACTTTTACTGGATTTATGACCATGTAATTCAGTATGGTTTTGATATTATTATTTATGTAACACTCTAAGTTGTTTACAAAGTAAAGTAAATATTGATATAATAAATTATGAAGTATATACAAGAATTAGATGACAGAGGTATAAGAGTAATACTTAAAGATGAAAATGCCACAGTTTGTGAATGTAAGATTTCTTTAAGTAATGGAATCTGGAGTATTTCAGAGTGGTTTACTAGTCATGCTTATAAAAATCAAGGCTATGGAACTCAAACAATGAAATATGCAGTCCAGCATTTATATGAAGCCTATGGGATGCCTGAAGGTATCAGATACAATTGGAATTGTGTCAATGAATATGTATATGAATGGCTTGAAAGACATTTTGATCCTAAGCCTTTAGTACCTGAGTATGAAAGATATACAGGAGAAGATACTTGGGATGCTCACATTTATATCTTAGATAAGCATAAATTTATTAATTATTTTACAAAGGAGTAAACAATGTATTTAACCACATTTTTAATAGCTTTAAGTATTATTGGAGTTATTGCAATTTTTGCAGGAATGATAATTACTATTGTAGTAGAAAATGAATATCCTATACTAATTGGTCTTGCAGTATTTGTTATAAGTGTAATTCTAATTATTGTTTTTGCTATTATAAATTCTAATATTATAGGAAAAGATAAAAACTTTGAAAAAGTATACTCAGCAGATCTATATGAAAGAAATGGTAATGTTTATTATATAGATCCTAAAACTGATAAAGAACAGGCTGTAAATAAAGACAGTGACTTTGATGAATATAAATCAACCACTGAAGATTCACATGTTGAATGGCAAGAAACTAATTGGTTATGTTTTAAGGTAAGTAAAGTTATCTATTATACACATATAGAATAAAAGATCTAAATAAAAATTTTATAAAGTTATTTACAAGATTTAACTCTTAGATTATAATATATTTATTATTAATCTAGGAGTTAATTTTATGACAAGCTATATCTGTGATTTAATTAAAACAAATAAGAATTGGCAGAATGTTATGGAATCTTTAAATGTAAAGGTAAAGATTCAGGGTGACTTGGCAATTTTTAACTACAACATGGATGTAGACTTTGCTAATCCTTTAGTACAGGAGTCTAGAGGAATTATTATTGACTATACAGTTCCTAGAGTAGTATGCTGGCCTTTCAGAAAGTTTGGTAACTGGCAAGAATCCTATGCAGATGAGATTGACTGGTCAACAGCAAGAGTACAGGAAAAGATTGATGGTTCTATCATTAAGCTTTATATGTATCAGGGTGCATGGCACTGGGCTACAAATGGTATGATTGATGCTGCTGAGGCTGATTGTATGTATTCTTCTAAGAATTTCTTAGAGGTTATTAAGTCTGCATCTAATTATGGAAAGATTGAATTTGATAAGTTAGATAGAGACTATACATATATTTTTGAGCTTGTATCTCCTGATACAAAGGTTGTTATTGACTATGGATATACAAAGTTATTCCACTTAGGAACAAGAAACAACATTACAGGAGAAGAGTACTCTACAGTTAATATTGGCATTGAAAAGCCTAGAGAGTATGCTTTAACATCATTTGATGATGCTATTAAGGCTGCTACAGAACTTAATGCAATTGGACAGGATGTTGAGCATGAAGGTTTTGTTGTAGTTGATGGTAACTGGAACAGAATTAAGATCAAGACTCAGGAATATCTTAATGTTCATCATGCAATCAATGGTCATGTTATGACAAAGAAGAGAATGATTGAGTATATCTTAGATGGTGGAGATGCTCTTAATATCATTAAGGCAGATGTACCTGAATATAAGCATATCATTATGTATTATGAGTTCAGAATTGAGGAAATCAAGTTTGAAATGTTACAGGCAATTAGATATGCTAAGTCTTTGTATGAAGAGTATTCTCATGAAAGAAAGGCAGTTGCTTCAGTTATGAAAGGTAATCCTTTTATGGCTATGGCAATGAGAAACCTTGAAAAGGAAGATGTGGATATTGAAAAGGAGTTTGCTTCCTTAACAGTTGCTAAGCTCTGTGACCTTATCCCTGATTATGAAAAGAGGGTATTCTAATGTGGCCTGATTATGAAAAACCAAATAATCTAAAAGATCTCTATAAGAGATTTAATATCTATGAAAGGGATATGACCAATTTTGAGAAACTTTTCTTAAAAGAAAATGAATATATCCTCATAGACAATGCAGAACAAGAATTGCATAGCTGGAGAAATCATCTTCCTACTGCCTATGATGTAACAGTAGTCAAGGTTACTAGAATAACCACCTAAAAGGCTATTTAATTCTAATATGGAGTGTGAAAAATACCTTAGCTTTTGGCTAGGGTATTTTTATTGTAAAAATTTAAGAGAGGACTAAACTATGACACTAAAAGAGTATTGTGAAAAGTTTAACATAGATTATGATAAATTATTAAATACATTAAAAGAATATATGATAGAAGAAGACGGTAATGTATTAAGAATTAAAATGGAGTATGAAGCTGAGGATGTACAGTATCAGGCATCTGGTAATGTTGCTGTTGAGATCTATCTTGATACAGCGGTTGTTCAGATTGTATATTATATCACTTGGTATATGGAAAAATCATGTGAACCTGAAGAAGAGAAAGATAAATGGGAACTTGATACAGAAGGTGAGCTAGTTGAATTTTTTAATGAATTTAGTAATATGATGTATTTTAATTTTATAAGTAAATTAAATCCACCTTATCATGGTACTAGAAAGGAAATATCAGATTGGCTTACAAAATTAAAGTTAATTGCAAAAGGTAATAATTAAAAGGAGAATGAATTATGACACTTCAAGAAATTAGAGAATTAAATAACATTACATATCCAGAACATGAAGTTGGAAAAGATGATATGTTTCAATATGTAGAAGAACATAAAGTAAACAATAAATTTACTATAGTTACTGGACCTGCTGGTTGTGGAAAATTTACTTATTATGCAAATAAATGTGATTGTTCAGTTAATAGTCAATCAATTATGGATATAGCAGATTTACTTAGAGAAGTTAAATTTGTTCCCGGACCAGATATGAAAAATTATCCTCAAATTAATGATACTGAATTTATGAAATGTGTATTAAACGGTGGAACTGTTCTACTTGATGAAATCAATTATTTATCAGATAAAACATTAGAATTTTTGATTGATCTTACATCAAAAACGGAAAATACTGATAAATTTTATTTTTCAAAGGTACATCCTGATTTTAAGATTATAGGAATCATGACTCCATCTTTAACTTAAAGGAGAATAAATATGGAATTTAAGAGTAATGAAGATTTTGCTGAAAAGTATAGGGCATTTTTAATAGAAATGGCTAATACAGAAGCAAATATATATAATATGTCTCGTAGAGAAATTATAGATGATATACCTACAAAAAATGGAATTATTAGTGATATTGTTAATTATCGTACAGGTGATATGATTGATGGTCTTTTAGATATTAAAGAATATTATAATGATCACTATGATAATGAAGATCCTGATTGTGCAACTACTATTCGTAGATGTGAATTATTTATTAATTTTTTAAAAAATTTAGATAATTAGGAGAATAATATGACTCTAGAACAATATTGTACAAAATATGGTAAAGATTATAAAAAAAATATTAACAACTTTAAAAGAATGTATGATAGAAGATTCTTCAGATAAGTTGTATATGACTGTGTATTGGTATACTGAAGAGCTTTCATACAAAGCTGAGTATACAATTTATTATTTACTTGAGCTTAATAATGCAACTTTAAATCTTGATGTTAAAGAAAAAGTCACTACAGCGAATGGAAGTGTATCAGAAAAACATCAAAAAGATGCAATTGAATTTATAGAAGAAAATGATTTAAATAAAATTTTTTTAGAAGAATATCAATTATATCAATTAGGTACTGCTAAAGGATGTGATCCAGGCAATGAAATAGATTCAGATGTTTTAATGTCCTGGTTAACTAAATTAGTTAATATTACATAAGGAGAATAAATATGGGTCGTGCTATTGGCGGTGGATTTTTAAATGCAAAAACTGAAGAACAAGCTATGAGAGAAGGATTAGCTGATGCTTGTGCATTTGCTAAATCTAATGGTGACAGACATGAAGGTTCAGATAATTATCATGGTAGTTTTCATTTTTATGATAGAGTATTTGACAATGAAGATGATGCTAAAGACTTCTTTGAAAGTTTAGGTGACTACTGTGATGGTGTATGTGTAGTAAAAAAAGCTGAAAAAAGTGCTCAAACTAAATATAACAAAAAAGTAGCAACTATTAATAAAAAGAAAAGAGAATTTTTTGATAAAGTAATCGAAAAATTCAAAGAAAGAACATCCAAAACAGTTGGTTGTAAAAAATGTGGAACTAGAATAGATAGTGAAGCAGCTGTTAATAGAAATTTAAGATGTCCTAATTGCTATAATTGGATGGTTCCTGATTCAGTTAAACAAAGATATGAACAATTTAATGAACAATTAGATTTAGCTAAGAAACAATATCAAAAAGATACAGCTGAAACTGGCAAGCCTAGATATTGGGCTAGATATTCTGTTCATAATTGAGAGAAACAGAAAGATGATCCAGAATTTGGAGGATTATAATGTTTACTTTAGACAGACAAAAAGCTTTGAGAAAGCTTTATAGACAATTCAAAAAAGAGCTAGAAGTAAGAAAAGATGACATCAAACTTGCAGTTGAGAAATCAAAAGAAGTCAAGAATGAATGGATAAATTCTAAGATTTCTATCTTTATTCAACAAAGAGATGGTGATGTTTATGAGGTATATTTAAAGACTGCCTCAAATCTTTTTTATCTATTAAAAGACATTACATTTGAGAATGCTAGAGAATTTGAGAAGTATTCTGACAAATGTGAAGACTATTTATTTAATTGGTTAACTGAAGAGTTAGAATATCATTTAGCTACTTATCAAAAATCAGCAGATCCCGGAGTACAGAGTTGTCGTTATACAATCAATATCTTCGATTTAAATTCATTAGAGACATGGTTAGATGAAAATGATTATGTTGCTAAAAATTATTTTGATGAAAGTGATTTTGATGACAATGGTAATATGAGACTACCTAAAGATGGTGGTATTTTCTGGGAAGACAGAGATGGATTAGCTATAATTCATAATAGTCCTGACGGTTGTATTGACTTTCATATCAATCCTAATGGTTATATTAAGATTCATGGTGACTATAGAGGAGAAGAAATCGATAAGACATATGACTATTTAAGAATCTTTGAGGCTATAGAATATTACAATAGTGTTACAAAAGCGGGTATACCGTATGTACTTTCTGACTTTTTAGATTAAAATATAATTAAAACAAAATAAGGAGAAATAAAATGAATAAAACAGATAAGAAAAAGTTTGTAGAATTATTTGTTGATTTTACAAAAGATGGAGTAAAGGCAACTCCTACTGATGAGGAAGTTGAAGTAATCATGAAGAAGGTAATTCCTCAGCATAGTAATGGCTTTGTTGATTATTTAAGATACCAGGCTACCTATGAACATGAAGATCCTGATGAATGGGATAGATGGTATGAAGCTCTTACTTATGAGGACATTGATGAAACTGAAATCAAGAAGTATGGTTTGCCTTCTAAGAAAATCAAATATGACTGTGACTGGACAAAACAGATGGTAATTGAGTTATATGAGGTTGCAAAAGAATTTGTTGAGGAAGCTCAGAAATTACCTTTATATAATTCAAACATTGTTGTTGGTTATAAGTTTGACAAGGCTGGAATGCACATGTTCTTCTATGCTCCTAGAAATGTTGATTTACCTAAGGAGCTTCAGAAGAGTTTCTATAATCATAGTGTAAGAACAGCAGTTGATACTTTATTCAAGCAGTATGCTTGTGGTAAGGAAGGAAAGAGTGATACTTTCTCAAGTAAGGCTGATGCAATTCTTAACAAATATAAGGAAATTGCAAATAGTAATAAGGTTTACATTAAGAGAAGTATTGCTTCTTTGAATGATGATGACAGATACTATACAGGTAGATGGTGGACAATTGACTCTGGTTGTGTTTCAGCAAATATCAGTGGTGAAGATAGTGAGACTTTCAACAACAATTTTGCTTTTGATTTATTTGAAACAATTAATGACCAGTTTATCACTAAGTCATTGCCTTCAAAATAAGGAGGTGTCTTATGAATCAAGTAGTAGAAGAATTCTTAATTAAAATAAGAGACTCAGGAAAGTTTATTACACTTGCTTCAACAATAGATGACTTTTTATATAAGGAAGACTCTAGTGACTATATCATAATTCGTCCTGTCAATAGTGATGAATTTCAGATTGAGGTAACAAAACAAAAAACTGAAGAAGGCATTGATTATATTTTCAATCCAGTAGTAATTACTGATGATGAAAATGAATTCAAGTTGAATCTCAATGTTAAAACAAAGAAGCAACTTGATATGTTAGTTAATATCACTGCTGACTCTCTCAAAAAGTACAGTCACCTTAAAAGATATGGCAGCACTTTAAAGAATTTACTATAAAAGTTATTTACATATAAGGGATTTTATGATATAATTATATTATAAATATTCAAGGAGAATTTCCCTATAATGCCAACTATTAAAACAAGAGAACAGTATGAGAATGCAATTGCTAAACTCAATTACTACACAAAGAAGTATGATGAAGGCAATCCTGAGATTAGTGATGAAGAATGGGATAATCTCTATTTTGATTGTTGTGTATATGAAGCAGAGACTGGTTACATTGATCCTAAGTCTCCTTCTTCAACAATCCAGTTTGATATTCAGACAGCCCTTAAGAAAGTCACTCACAACCATCCTATGTTGTCTCTGTCAAAGACAAATAAAGTATCTGTACTTAAAGATTGGTTAAAGGAGAAGACCCTTGTAATGCATAAGATGGATGGTCTTACCTGCAGCCTTAAGTATGAGGATGGTGAGCTTGTTTCAGCAGAGACAAGAGGTAATGGTGAGATTGGTGAGGATATTACACAGAATGCAATGGTAATTCCTTCAATTCCTAAAAAGCTTCTCACAAAGGAAAACATAGTTGTAGATGGTGAGATCATTTGCAAGTATGATGATTTTGAGGAATTCAGTGATACCTATAAGAATCCTAGAAACTTTGCATCTGGCTCAATCAGACTCCTTGATACAAATGAAGTAGCTAAGAGAAAGCTTACCTTTGTAGCATGGGACCTTATTACAGGTGAGGATGATCTCAATGTAAAGCTTGATACTCTTAAGAAGCTTGGATTTGTAACAGTAGAGTATGAAATCACTGATCTTGACAAGCTGGAAGAGCAGCAGGCTAGAATGCAGGCTAAAGCAACTGAACTCAACTATCCTATTGATGGTCTGGTATACAAGATTATTGACTATAAGTCCTATATGGCAAAGGGTTATGATGATCATGACTTTGCTGGTGGAAAAGCTTTTAAATTCAGTAATAAGTACTATAATACCAACTTAGTAGACATTAAGTGGTCTGTTGGTGTTACTGGTAAAATTACTCCAATTGCTGTTTTTGAACCAGTAAATATCAATGGAGCTACAGTTAAACAGGCTTCAATGCATAACTTAACTATCATGAAAGAACTTTTAGGAGAAAATCCTTATGTTGGACAGCCTGTTCAGGTTTGCCTTGCAAATGAAATTATACCTCAATTGAGAAAGATTATGAATAGGAGTTAATATGAAATGTGAAATATGTGATAGAGACTTTTCAACTTTGAAATCTCTAAGTAAACACATAAATTTCATACATCATATTGATAAATTAACTTATTACAATTTATATCTATTAAAATCACCTCTAGATGGTTATTGTGTTACTTGTGGTAAACCAACAACCTTTAGAGGTTTATTAGGTTATAAAGAACATTGTAATACTTTTTGTGCTCAAAGAGATCCAAGAGTTTTAGCAAAAATACACACAGAAGAACATGAAAAACATGTTGGTGAAGGTGTAAGAAGAGCTAACACAAAAGAAACGGTACAAAAAAGAATAGAATCTTATAAAAGAAATAATTTATTAAAATATGGTGTAGAAAATGTTGCACAAAGAGAAGACATAAAAGAAAAGTTTAAAAATACTCTAAAACAACAAAAAGAACAATTTTGTAAAGAACACAATTGTATTCCTAAACAAGAACTAATTAAATTGTATGGACAAGGCTGGTTAAGACTAAACATACCTCAATTAAAATTAGGTAGAGTTAGTTTTATTGAAAATAAATATGTAACTATTATTGCTAAATATTCTAGTAAAAGTTCTACATATGAAAATATTATTTATAATTTTATAGATAGCATTTATGATGGTCCGATATTACGACATGCAAGGCCAGATTTTTTAGACGGTAAAGAGCTTGATATATATTTACCCGAACTTGATTTAGCAATAGAATATAATGGAAGTTATTTTCATTGTATTGGTAATAATTGCGGTGTATTAGATAAATATTATCATTATAATAAATCAAAAAATTGTTGGCTTAATGGAATTAGATTAATTCATATTTATGAATTTGAAAATTTTAAGGAGCAGCTAAAATTATTAAAAGATTTAATTTATTATGGTTTTGATAACTATAATCAAAAAGATCCAAATAAGTATTGGAACTATGATAATCATGAGCCTACCATCATTAGTTATTATCAAAAATATCCTATATATGGAGCCTAAAATTATTCCTCAGATTAAGAGAGCTGAGAAATAAGTAACCATTAACAACTAAATAGAATTAAAGAGAGGGTATTCTGAGGGCTTCAGGATACCCTTTTTATAAGGAGAATATTATGACTGATAATGTTAGGAACTTTTTTAATTATTTTCTTGGTCTTATGAGAGACCTAAAGAGTGACTCTGCAGTCAAGAAAGCTGTATTGAAAGATATAAGTTTTGATAAGAATCTTAATTTACATATCAAGACAAATGCCTATTATTCAGATGATGATACTAGATTAGCATTAGACCAACTTTACATATATTCACCTGAATATAAAGAAGGTATATTACCAATTGAAGTTATCAAACAACAAATGGATGATTATTTTGAAGACAACAATATGGATGAAGATATTGATGACTTTAGAGCTGAATTAAATTTAGATCCTTTTAAGACTAATGATGAGTATGCATTTTTTGGTTATTTTGAAAGTGATCCTTATTGCAATCCAATTGAAGATTGGAATTGGACAATCATTATGTTCACTTTTGTTAGAACAGGGATAATCACTGCAGAAGAATTGACAGACATGATGAAACAATATGGCATATCACATGCCTAAAAAACCATTTAACTTTTAACTGATAAAAACATATAATATAAAAAAGGAAGGTTTATTGTATGGATGTTGACCAATATAAATTATGTAAAAAATCTTTAATAATGTTTGGATTATTTTGTCTTAGCTTTTATATTTTGATGTTTATTTGATATGTTTAAGTGTTCATTTTGTGGAAGAGAATTTAGAGCAAATGCTAATCTTAATAGGCATTTAAATAACATACATAATGCTCCTTCACATTATGTGCAAGATGATGATCCAAACTTATATAATTTTATTTTTTACATGATTAAGAACAAAAAGAATGGAAAGTGCTATGTTGGTGCTACCACTCAAAATTCAGTACAAAAAAGATGGAAAAAAGGTAAAGGCTATAAATTCAATAAAGAATTTACAGCTGATATAAATAAATATGGTATTGAGAATTTTGAGTTGATTGAACTTGAAAGAAAAACAACCACAGTATATGAAGCAAAAAGATTAGAAGAAAAATATATTAAGGCATATCCGGGAGGATATAACAAGAATACTTGTGGTATAAAGATTATATCTCCTAATATGGTTAAAGCTTCAGTTGCTAAATGTAGTTCTATTCCAGATTACTATAAAAATAATGTTGATCGTTGTATCAACTGGCAAAAAACTCATCCAGATGAAGTTAGAGAAATTGTAATGAAGAGAAGTAGAGCTGGAGGACAGGCAGTTGCAAGACCAGTTACTTGTATTGAAACAGGAATAACTTATCCTTCTGCAACTCAAGCTGCTAATATTTTAGGTGTAGGTCAATCAAAGATAACTGAATGTTGTCAGGGTAAGAGAAAGTCTTATCATGGACAGCATTGGATATATACAGAGAAAGGAAATTAAATATGGACATTACTAAGATTGAAGGCATTGAGAAGATTGATAAGTTTTTCTATCCTCATATTAAAAAGATGTGTAGTATTGCAAATAATGATGCACACATTACTAAAGTAGTTGCTTTTGGTCCTATTGTAAATCATGAAAAAATTGATGAAAATACTGAGTTATTCTTTGGTGTTTATTTTGATGAAGATTACATAAAGAATTTTAGTGATGATGATTTTGTAGATGTAACAGCTGATATTGAAGAAGAAATAAATATGGTTTGGGTATGTGCTCCTCAAAATCATAGATATGATGAAAGTAAGTCATTTAAAGAGGATGTTGAAAAAGGAGTAATTATTTATGCTAGTACTGGACAAGGCAAGAAAGGATAAACAATTTACCATTGATGCCATTTCAGAATTTAAAATGGGTAAATGGTCTTATGAATGTGGATTAGATTTTTATGCAAGACTTCAAGCTGGTCGTGCAAAATTAAGTAGTGTACAGTCTTTAATAGAAAAACAAAAAATAAGAGAAGATAATAGTTCAGCTACAAATATGGCCGCCGATGCTTATGCCAGAGGAATAGATGGCATGTTAAAAGCATTAGTTAAGTTATTTTGTCCTAATGCAGTTGATAGTGATGTAAAAGGGCATCAAGAAGATAGAATAGCTAGAATGTTAGTTTCAGATTCAAAATTTCCATTAAAAGAAATTAGAGAATGTACTGATTGGATCCTTGACAAAAATAACAAAGGTTATAAACATGTTCATAATACTATTGCTGAGGCTAGATATGAAGGAATAAGTCTCCCTAGTGGTGTTTTAGAAAAAATGCAAGAATTATGTGAAAAAATGATTGCTTTTGGTGATAAGCATAGTATTACTTATTATGATGAATATATTGCTCATCTCATAGAACTTGATGAAGCTAAGAAAAAAGCACGAGAAGAAAAGGGAGAAAAATAAAGTTTACTTTTACTTTTGCCTAAATAAAATATTATTTACTAGAAGAAGAAAGGAAATTATTATATGAAGAATTTAAAGAATGTGGAAAAGATCAATAAAAAGTTTACATCAACCCTTAATCTTTTAGATGAATATGTAAAGAATAATAAGAATATTTCAAGATTAGTAGTTTTTGGACCTACTATCAAGAATGAAGCATATATCAATTCAGAAGATGCAGAAATGTATCTTGCAGTTTTCTTTGATAAAGCATTAGCAAAGGAATACTCATCAGAAGACTTTACTGTTGAGACATGTAAACTTGAAAATGAAATTCCTTATGTGCTTACTTATGCAGTTCAGAACAAGTTTAAATACAAGAGAGATGGACAACTTATTGATGATGTGAAAAAGGGGATAGTAATCTATGAAAGTAAAGAAAAACTCAGTGATTGAAGAAGCCTTGATGGAGTTTGAGGCAGGTAAAGTTTTTTATTACAGAACAACAGAAAATTATAGTGAACTTCAAGATAATTTAGCAAAGCTAAAAGCAGATCCAAAAGACAAACAAGCTAAATATAAAGCTACACTCAATACAAAATTAGTTGTAAATGACTGTGCAAGAGCCATAGATGTAATGATCAAGGCTCTAACGAAATTATACGTACCTTGGTACGATTCAGACACTCAAGTTACTGGTCACAATTTAGGATTTTATTGCAGTAAACTAGATTCTGAGGGTGCAGCTAACTACTGGGGATTAAGAGAACTTAGGCCAGAGCTTAGATATATAGCAGATCATCTTACTGATAGTATTCATAAGTGTATTGTAAATGCTGTATATAATAATGACTATAATGAAGATTATACAGAAATGTTAATTGACGATATGTTTAATCGAATCTTACCAACTTTAATTGAATTTGGTACTAGACATTGTTTTGAAAGTGTTACTGATTTTAAGACACAACTAAGACAAGAATTTGATGAAAAGCATAAAGAAAATCCAAAACTCAAGATAGAATACTTAAAATAAAATTAAGGGTCAGTTTTATAACTGATCCTTATTTTTTGAACAAAAAGTATTTACAATAACCAATAAAAATGATATAATAATATTATAATAATTAAGGAGAAACTACATGTTAACTATTCCTACACTTTGTCCTATATGTAATGCACCTACTTCAATTGAGAAGAAGTCTTCTACAGAGATTTTGGTTTGCACTAATCCTAAGTGTGGTGCAAAGATTGAAGGTAAGATCCTTCACTTTATTGGTGCTCATGGTCTTGATATTGAGTCAATGTCTACAGCAACAGTAAGAGATCTTATTAAGTTAGGTTGGCTTACTGAAATGGCAGACATTTTTACTCTCAAGGATCATAGAGATGAATGGATTAAGATAAAAGGATATGGTGAGAATTCAGTTGATAAGATTCTTGAAGGCATTCCTACTTCTCTTGAACTCTGGAAAGTAATTGCTTCAGCTGGCATCCCTAATGTAGAAAAGCAGACAGCTAAGCTTCTTGCAGATCACTTTGGTACTTGGGAAGCTTTCATTGATGCAGTTGCATCTGATTATGACTTTACTAAGTTGAATGGTATTGGTGAAACTACAGCAAATACCCTTCTTAATTTTGACTATAATGAGATTGAAAAGGTAATGGAAAACATTACAATCAAGGCACCTGTTATTGGTGGTAAACTTAATAATAAGAGCTTCTGTATCACTGGTTCATTGGTTCACTTTAGTAATAGAGATGAACTGGTAAAGCTTATTGAAGCTAATGGTGGTAAGATTGCTGGTGTTACAAAGACACTTGATTATCTTATTTGCAATGACAAGGAATCTACTTCTGGTAAGTCCAAGAAAGCTAAGGATCTTGGAGTTGCTGTTATCACAGAAGATGAATTCATGAAGATGATCTAAGGAGCATATATGTATACAATATATTCAATTTTCTTAATAGCAATACTTATTTTTGGTGTAGCACTTACAGTATCTGTAATTGTAGGATGTATTAAAAGTTCAGACATAGCTTTGAAAGTTATGATTATCTCTGTAATACTTTTAATTATTGCTGCTATTGGTGGCTTTGCAACTGAAGGTGCTGCTAAGAGAGAATTAGTCACTAAGTATGTAAATCAGGGTTATACATTATATGTAGATGGTGTTAAAGTAGATCCTGATAATGTATATGCTAAATATTATAGAATTCATATTGATGATGAGCAGCACAAGATACTTGCTCAGAGGAGTTAATAGATGAGTACAGGAATTGGTTATCTTAGATGTAAAACAGATGAGTATATCAATTATATAGGTAATGACTTTGAAAAATATATAATTGAAAATGAGGATGGAAAATATCTAGCTGGTCTTTTTCTAGAAACAACTAATAGACTTGTACATTCAAATAACATGTGTCTAGAGTGTAGACTAGAAACAATGGGTAACCAATGTAATGGTTGTAAAAAGTATAGAGTAATGTATGAAGAAGCTGATCCTGGCATCTTTATTTTTACACTTCTCTAAAATATTTTTAATTGATTATTTACAAGCTCTTTTATGTTATGATAAAATAATATCATAAACATAAAGGAGTTTTTTCTTATGCAGAATACTTCAATTTCAAGAAGAGTTGGAAATTTCTTTAGTGATGTAGCATACTGCATTAGTCATATAATAGATTTTATTGAATGGCATAGAGAAGAAGTTGGCAGTGCCTGTTTTATTCTTTTCATTGTTACATTACTCTTCTTATCATTCTGGCCTATTAAGTATAAGGGAACAGTCACAGAAAGAAGATGGGAAAATGAAATTGAAGTAAAGAGATATACTTTCTGTGAAGAAGATGACTGGGATCTCCCTGAAGGTGCAACATTAATTGAAACTAGAAGAGAATTTCATCACATGGAATCTTATACTGTTGGTAAGACAATTCATACAAGACCTGTCTATAGAACAAAGTATTACTATACAATTTATAGATGGCTTAATGTTGAGTCTATTATTACAGCTGGTACAGACAAGCATCCTTATTATGGAGAGACAGATCTTCCTACAACAATTGAAAATCCTATAGAAGGTGATCTTATTCAGTCCACAAGACATCAAAGACTTTATCTCACAGTTCTTGACAAGAAAGGTAATTATTATGAAGAGCCTGTCAATGAATATAATGAGTGGGTTGAATATGAAATTGGCAGCAATATAGTATATCATGAATCTGTATTTGGTCATCTTCTTAATAAGAAAAAGGACTAATTATGTTACATTTTGAAATAGATGAATTATTAAATTTTGTTAAAGATCATGTACCTAAAGAGTGTGATCATTGTCCTTATGCAACCACTACTCAACCTAATAATATAACCGTATGTAGTTATGCAGGACAAGATTGTTTATTTGATACAAAAAAGGTAAGAGTAAAAGGAGTTAGACATATAAATGAAGACTAATGTTCACATTTGTCCATATTGTCATCAGTATGTCATAAGACCTTATGATGAGGCTATTCCATGCTCAAAATGCAATGAATTAGGTCTTAAATATAAAATTGTATCTTCTCCTTGCATTTATCCTCTTATTG